ACTGGTTATCAACATAAAACGTCCCCTTCAAACTCGGAGCAATGGTCTTCTTGGTATACCCAAGGACCCGACCACTCGCAATGACCGCTTCCTTCGAAACAGTGTTAACCGGAATTGACAGGGAGCCTTCTACACTGAGCTCCTGACCATCAACGGTGATATAGCAAGTACCGCCAATAATTTGATTAGCCATTCATTTATCTCCTTAATTCAGACGAAACTGGGCGAGGACAGCGAAAATCCTCAGCTGGTTGACCAGGTTGGGCGGGAGCAGCACGTTGACTCGATTGGGATCATTCGCGTCACGCTCAACAACCAGGGCTTCCTTGAAAGCGTCCAGATCTTCCACAAGCGCCTGATCCTCAAGTCCCTGATACTCAGCGATCAGCTCAGAACGGATAATTGACGGAGTCACAACTGCTTGACCCGGACCAAAGTGGGTGCCGTCGGACGCCAGCTTGTGACGCGGGTACTTGGACGTGATCACGCTCTTCAGCTGTCTCAGGATGTAAGCCAGGGTGGACAGCGTATTGACGTCGAAGTAAGAGTTATCTGCCGCGCCAAAAGCGTTCGTCTTATAGGTCGTCGTAGTGCGTTCAATTCGAACGTAGCTATCCTGGGTGTAGGTCGTCGCAATGCCGTTATTAAGGAGCGTGTTACGTTCCATCAGGCTGAATCGGGTACCCACAGGAGCGGGAGTGATACCGATGAGCTCAAGCGTCTGGAGCGGACGAGCCGGGTCATCATTCAGCGCCTTGGCGGCACGCGCGGCATAAGCGGCCAGAACTTCAAAGCAGGTTCCAGGCACCGTATTCTCAAGACCGATTACCGTCTCATGCTGATTGTTCCGCCCCTTGCCAAAGGCGACAAGATCAGACACATCGCCGCGCTTAGCGGTAAAGACATGACCATAAAGCTGACGCATGGGACTCCAGCGTCCACTCGTGTCATTCATCTCTTCAGCCATGGTGTTAAGGCTGGAAGTGTCAGCAAAAGGCATGGCGATGACGTCATACTGCTCTTCGCCCATTGCCTTGATCACGCCATCAAGCTCAGGGATACCGGTACCGCCAGAGAAGATGCTGAGCTGAACAGCAAGACCTTCAGGCAGTTCTTCCCCCGCGGCATAGCCTTGGAAATTGACTGCGAGTTTCAGATCGTTACCGATCAGGCCGGCATTCTTGGCGTTGAAGGTAACAACACCAGCGGATGCCGCGGCAGTCACCGGCAGATCCGGGACAGCGTTCACAGACGCGGCCACATTCGTAGCGATCGTCGTGAGGGTATCGTCAACAGCGACAGCAGTCTGAATGCGGGTGCTGCCGACGTAGAGGTACACAGTGCCGGCTTCTGTCGGAGCGCCAGAGAACGTCGCCGTGGCGGACGCCTTGGTGCCGGACGGATCGGCGACCGGGATGCACCAGACTTCGCCAATCGTGTCGTTCTTACGATAGAAAGTGTTCATGATGGCGAGCTGGGAGCCGTGACCGAAAAGATCAGACGCCTGAGACGCGGACGAAACCAGAACGGGTTTCAGCGCCTCAGCCTTGCCGCTCGTCATCTGCCCAATCAGCAGGACTTTCAGGGCAGTGGTAGCCGTGTTTGCCTGCGAGTTATCAAGTTCCGCATAGAAAAGCGGAGCCCTAATGTTGGACGGAATATTGCTGAAAGAAACAGCCATTTAAATTACCTCAGGTTGAAGATGCTTTGAAAAGCGTGGCAGTCAAGGCGTTGTCGTCTCCGTCAGTCGCTGAGAAAGATTTGGCAGAAAGCCGGACTTCAGAAAGCGTCGGAAGCGCGTCAATAATTCGCGCTTGGGCGGTAATGCTTCCTGTGAGCAGTTCGTCGTAAGAAAAGTCGAGGTTTTCAGCGAGCCGAGCGCCGTTGCAAGCGTTGCTGTTCACTGTCTGAGAACCGAAACAGACAATCTTCCCCGTGAATTCCGGGTACCCAAGCGGAAGACCCAGAATCGCGTGGAAAACCTGTTCCTTCAGTTCCTCGATGTAGTCGTGACCGGTCTTACCCAGAACGTCATCCTGTGTCAGAGACACACAGACCACGACCGTGAACTTATTCGTAATCTGCTGCCGGTATTTGGTCGATGTGGTCGCCGGATCAGACGAAACCCCCGCGGGGAGAACGAAAGCGCACGGCAAACTGGGGTTCACCTTGTCATCGATATTGAACCAG